CCGTCCACGCCGTCCCGTCCGGCGTCGCCCTTCGGCCCCTGCACGCCCTGGACGCCCTGGACGCCCTGCGGCCCCTGCGCGCCGGTCGCGCCCTGCTGTCCCTGCTGTCCCTGGACGCCCTGCGGCCCGCGGATGTTCCTCGACGCCGGAACGACGCCGCTCGGCGTCTGGATGCTCCAGCTGATGACGCCGTCGTCGTCGATGGCCGGGACGAGGACATAGCCCTGCGCCCCGCGCTCGCCCTGGATGCCCTGGACGCCCTGCGGTCCCTGTGGTCCGGTCGGACCTGCGACGCCGTGGACGACCGTCACGCCGTTGGCCGCGTCGTCCTCCACGGAGCCCTCCGCGAATTTGAGCCGGCTGCGCTGCGCCAGGAGGTTGCCTTCCGCGTCCACGATGATGTGCCCGCTGGAGCCCGTCGCCTGCCAGGTCGTGCCGTCCGTGCTGGTCTCCAGAACGCGGTCGCCGTTCAGTCGGATGTACTTCATCCCCGCCCCCGTCCCCGGGAGCAGGACCTCCCTGCCGACGCCGGCGGCAATGAGCGCGTCGATCAGGCCGTTCAGGTCGTCCTTGACCGCCTCCCTGATCAGACGGTCGAAGACCGCCTTGTTCTCCTGCGCCGTGCCCGTGAGCTTGTCCGGCGCTGAGACCACGCCCTTCGTCGAGATCTGGCTGTCTGTGATCTTGTAATCAGTCAGTGCCATGTGTGTCCTCCTTCGCCTTTTCCTTCGCTCCCTGCGGGCAGTTCGTGTTCCGGCAGATCCATACCACCGCCCCGTCCTTCCGCTCCGCAAGGCGCATCTCTATTCCGCATGTCGGGCATTTCATAGGAACGCCCCCTCCGGAAGGACCTGCGGCGCCTGTATCGGTGCCGAGAGCGCCGCGCCGCCCGGTGCGATCCCGCCGCCTTCCATCCCCGGCATCGCCGCTCCGCCCTGTGGCATCTCCGGTATCGCCTGCGGCTGGAACTTCTGCCGCCAGGTTTCGATGATCTTGTCCTTGCCCGGAATATCAAGAATGTCCAGCTGTGCGGCGTAGAGCTGCCAGTTGTCCGCCGTGATGTTTGCCTGGGTCAGGGTGCTGAGGGCCTGCAGCGTCGCCATCTTGCCCTTGGCGGCCCCGTCCCCGGCCGTGACCGTGACGTCCACCACCGGGAAATACTCCCACGCGTCCCGGACGGTCTGCATCGTGATCGCGTCGAGGACCGCCGGCTGCGTCATGGCGAAGTTGCCCGCGTTATAGAGGACGCTCTCCGCCGTCTCCCGGCCCTTCTCCTTGTCCGCGCCGAGATAGAGAAGCCGGTCGTCGTCGAAGTATTCCAGCGCCAGCCAGTCCAGCAGCTGATAGAGCCGCTCGAAGCCGGCCCTGCGGTCGGCCTTCTTGATGTCCGCCTGCGCGTCGCTGTCCTCCCGCAGCATGGCGAGGCCGGTGGCCGTCGTCTGCCGCGCCGTCTCCTTGCCCTGGGCGCTGTCCCAGTTCCGGTTCGCCGCCTCGATCCGCTCCTTAAGGTAGTTCAGGAGGACCGTCGCGTTCCCCGCCGTCTGCAGCCCGCCGAGACGGGCTACGCCGTTCAGCCGGTTGGCCTTCATGAGCCAGACCTCGCCCGGCGCGTTCGTCGGCTCGCAGCCGTCCGCCATCGCGCCCTCCTCACAGAGGATGATGTCGTTGGCCATGAAGGCGTCGTTCATCAGCGCCGAGCTCAGCTTCCGGTCCTCCGCATCCACGAGGTCGAGGATCGGGTATAGCTCGCTCTTGTTCCACATGCTGTTCTCGTCCCGGATCCGCCAGTAGTGGACGAAGGGGAAGAGTTTGCACTGCCGCCACGTCCGCTTCCAGTATTGCGGGATCAGCTTCAGTTCTACGTCTCCGCACTGGATGGAGCATCCCACCTCGCCGGCATGGACCTGCACCTTCTTCCCGTCGCTGTCCTCCGCCTCGCCGTCCGTTGGCCAGCGGAACCAGAACTCCATGATCTGCACGGTGTCCGTCGTGTCGTCGACCGCCGTGGAAAGGTCGAAGACGGAAGTGATCGGGACATAGGAGGCGTTGTCCACCTCGTCCGCGGTCTTCCCCAGCTTCTGCAGCCGCTTGCCGTAGGTCTGCCAGAATTTGACCTTGTGCAGCGTGTAGACGTAGGCCAGATACTGCCCGTCCTGGATGTTCCCGCTCCGGACGCTGGGATCCGGGAAGATCTCCTCCGGGCTGACGTCCGCGATCCGGATGTCGCCCTCGTGGACGCCGCAGCGCATCCCGATGTCCCAGTAGGCCTTCCAGAAGGCGTCGCCCAGCTTCAGCAGCCGCCGCTCGTTGGCCGTGTTCATGTGGTCGAGCTGGTTGTTCTCGATGATGTATTTCACCGCCAGCTCCCGCTGTTTTGCCTTCTCGCTGTCCCGGTCGTCGTCCCGGCCCCGGAATTCCGGCTCCGGCACCACCGGGTCGATCTGGCTCTCCACCATGATCCACGGATCCGGGCAGACCGCCGGCGTCCACGGCAGCCCCCGCTCCTCCGCGAATTCCTTGACCTCTGCCGTAACATTGTGGATGAAGTTGTAGTAGTCGTTATACTTCTCCCACTCGCTTTCCTGCACCGTCCGCGCGGCCTTGGCCTTATCGAAGAGCGCCGGGATGTTCTCCAGCCGCTCCTCCGGCGTTGAAAAGTCGTACCCGGAGATCAGCGTTTTCTCGTTTCGTTTTTTCATTTATTCACCCCTTCCTCTCCCTTGGCTCCCCCTCCGGGGGAGTTGCCGGCGCAGCCGGCTGAGAGGGCGTTACCTCTTGGCAAAATTGCCCCGGACAAAGTGCTTTGTGATCGCGAAGACGCCGAAGCCCTCGCCCGGCACGCTGTTCCGGATCAGGATCTGCAGCCGCTTGTACTTCTTCACCTTCGTGTTGAAGAACACCTCCCGCGGCGCGTCGTTGCTGTCGAAGGAAAAGCGCGCGAAGTCGATGTCTTCCCAGTCGAAGATGTCGATGGCGTCGGCGTGGACCTCCTTGTCCACCGCGTCCCGGTCGGTCCGCAGGCAGATCCGCGCGCTGGAGCGCTGATACGGCTTCAGCGTGACGGCGCAGCCCCGCTTGATCATCGTCTTCAGGATCGTCGCGTCGCCGTCGTCGTCGGCCAGCGTGGCCCAGACGGCGTCGATCCCGTCCTCGTCGTCCGCGAATCGCGCGATGCCCTCCACGTCGGTGTTGAAGCGGCAGATCCGCCCGTCCTCCGTCCCGAAGTAGAGCGTCTCCTCCGCACCGCCCTTGACGTTGAGCCAGCAGAGCGCCGGCACGTGCTCCCAGTAATAGCCCTCGTAGACGTAATCGCCCATGCTCTCGGACCGGTAGGTCTTGTTCTGCCTCCCGTCCAGGACGTAGACGTGCCCGTTCGGGAACGCGATCAGATACATGCCCTTGTAGCTGACGGCCTCCGCCGCCGTGAGGTCCTCACCCGTGAGCCGCGCGTTGATGTAGTAGCTGCGGTTCTGTCCGGCCCTGTCGCCGGTCAGATAGTTTGTCGTGACGCCATAGATCCCGGTCCCCGCGAGGAACAGCGGCTCGTCCAGCAGCGTCGTGAAGGAGCCCGGCGCCACCGCGCCGACGCCGGCGATGGCCTGCATCAGCGAAAAGACGGCCTTGCCCTCGCTGTTGACGCTGGCGCTGCGGAAGAAGATCGAGCTGTCCTGCCCGTTGTCCTCCTTCACGATGCCGAGATAGCCGCCGATCCTGCAGTAGCCCATGATCGGGACGCCCTCGATCCCGACGTCGCTGTAGCCAAGGTCGGGGAAATAGGTCGGATCGTTCAGCGCGCTGATGAAGTCCCGGTTCGGGCAGTCCGGGTTCCCGGAGAGCACGACGCGGTCATTGGTCCCCGCGCCGTAGGTCGTGATGATCGTGCATTTGTTGACAGTTTCGGCGTAGCCGCTGACCGTCGCCGGGAACATCACGACGAGCCCGTCCGCCTGTCCGGCGCTTGGCGCCGCCGGCGCCGTCGCGAAGGTCACCGTCCCGGCCGTCCGGTCCACCGTGAATCCCGTCGTGACCTCCGTGCCCCACACCCAGCAGCGCACCGCGCCGCTGCCGTCGATGGGCGCGGCGTCCAGCTGGAAGACCTTCGTCGTCCCGTCCGTCTGGAAGGCGTTCTTCCGGTACGGCGTCAGCATATTGATGTCTTCATACGGCACCCCGCCGCCCGTCGGCTGCCGCGTGATGACCGTGGTCGGGACGTATGCGTCCGCGCCGAGCGTGCTCACCCTCACGATGTTCGTGCCGCGGCATCGCAGAAACTCCTGCCCCGTGACGATCCAGAGGTCACCTCTGAGACTAACAGCCCGGCTCTTCGCGTTTTTCAGCCCCGTGATGCGCGAAACGGGCGCCGTGTCCGTCTCGTCCCAGGTATAGAGCTTGGTCCCCGCGTGGACGTAACGGTAGCGCGTGCCCTGATATACCATCGTGAACAGGCCGTTGATCTGCTGCGCCTCGCCGTTCTCCTCGATCGTGTGGAGCGTCCGCCAGCCGCAGCGCTTCTCCGGCATCCCGCCGGCGTCCGCGATCATGTTGGTGCAAAGTGGGCTCCGGCTCTTGTCGACAAGAGCCGGGTCCGTGGAGAAGTCCGCGCCGCGGAACCGGTCATAGGTCGTCGCCTTGATCTTGGCCAGTTTGCTCGATCCCGCCATCGCTTACCTCCCTGCGAAAACGACCTGCTGCAGCTGCACGCCGCCGGCCGTCTCGTCCGGCGTCAGCATCTGCAGCGCCGCGATCCATTCGTTCCGCAGCGCCTGATAGTCCAGCACGAGGTCGGAGATCAGCTGCTGGCTCGCCACGAAGAAGGGACAGGCCTGCGCCGCGTCCTCCGCCACCTCGAATTCATAGCTGTCCGGCGTTTCCGGCGTGATGGTCTGCGGATACGCGAAGTATTCGATCTGGATTTCCGCCGCGTCGGAGGCCGGGACGATCAGCTTCCCGCCGCGCCACTGGTAGCGCCGCGTCTTTTTCCCGTTTCGCCAGATGCAGCAGAGCTTCCGGAAATCGGCGGGCATCGCGTATTCCGTCTGCCCTTCTTCCCGCTCCAGGTCCGTGATCTTCCGGATCGGCTTGATCGCGCTGACCTGCTTCTGCGCCGTGTCGAAGAAGTCCGCCATTTTGTTTTCTATGTCCATGTCCGGTGTGATCGTGCCCCCGGACGAGTATTCGTCCATGAGCATGAACACCTTCCGTTTTCCTTCTTCCAGTGTCATAGAATCCTTCCTTTCAGCCTTCCCCTTGAGGGGAAGGTGTCTGCGAAGCAGACGGATGAGGTGTCCCCTAAGTACCGCAATCGCCTCGGCCGGGAAACCGGCCGAGGCCTCTTTCGCGTTGTGCTCCGCCCCCGTCAGGGGTTGGAGAAGATGATCTGACGGGCCTCGCCCCAGCCGCAGCCGAAGTCTGCGTAGGCGCTGTAGGCGTCCTTCCAGGGGTTGTCCAGGTCGTGCTGGCGCACGGTGGGCTTCGTGATGTAGACCAGCTTGACCATCTCCTTCATGAGGGTCGGGTCGCAGATGGCCCACTGCTTCGCGCTGAAGCCGTCCTTGCCGCCGCTGATGACCATATACTGGAGGTCGGCGACGGGGTTGGCCGCGTTGGAGTCGTCCTCCGGGTTCTGCATCGGGCGGAACTTGGCGTTCTCGCCGCAGATCTTCTTGGCCTCTGCCTCCAGCTCCTGGCTGACCAGCAGCAGGCTGTAGTCCGCCGCGAACGGCAGACCGTCCGGGGTGACGAAGCGGCCGCCCTTGGCCTGCGCCGCGGTGATGGCGCTGACGGTGAGGGCGCTGGTGATCAGGTTGCTGTAGGTGCCGGCGTCCGGATCCGCCACATAGGTGCGGCCGGAGCTGCCCTTGCTGGCCACGGGGT